CTAACTCATCTGCCGTAATCCCATCGCTTGCGTTTTTGACACGAACGACAAGAGCATTTACCAGCACTTCACCCACTTCGGAAGCAATTGACAACGGATCTCGAATCACCAAAACTTCGATGGTTCGAGACTCTCCATTGCAAGGAAAGTATTCCGCTGACTCGCCAAACTGCCGCACGAGATTTGGTACGACAGTCCTGCGTAGATGTTGCTCGAAGCGGGTTGGCATTAGGTCGTGATGTTGGAGATCAAGTGACCGGCTTGTGGGTACATGATCACTTCGTCAGTTTCGTGACGGACGCGAATGATCCGTGACCGGCTTTGCACTTCCTCATACTCTTCGACAGTTCCGCCAATGACAGATCCATCAGCCGACCAGTGGAAAGTACGTCCGATACATGGTTCTCGCATGTCCGCGCTGGTTGCAATTCGGCAAACCATTGCATACTCACCAGACCAAATTTGAGCTGGTGTAGCTGCTGCTGCTTCGTTGGCTGTGTTCTTCGACGCACCAGCTACGATGATGTAGTCGAGATCAAAAACAGCTTTAAGCATTTCAACAGTGATGTCGCGAGCCTTCGAAGGATCACCAGCACCCGAAGAACTGATTCGGTCGCGGACTTGATTGCTATTGCGAAGGTTGCGAAACACCTGGCGATTGATAACCAGAGCGTTTGCCCAAAGTCCGCTTCCTTCGTAGACTTTTTTAACCGCCGCTTCAACGTCTGTGACTGGAACGCAGTTTGTCGCGTCGTCCCATTCGTGAGTGATGGCAGTCGTAAGGCCTGAACCAGTCCATGTTGATGTGTTGAAAACAAGTGCAGCAACTCGCTTTTCTTGATTGCGTGCTACCACGCCTTGCGCACGAGCGTTAGCAATCCGATCGACCTGCAAAAGGTTTTGGTATCGCTTTTCGTCTCGTTCGTCAATCGGTTCTTCCCAACCGTTTTCATGGGTCGAATAGCTGAACGTTTCGAACTTGAAACTTCCACGGTTGTAGTTGCTTCCGCTGTTTCGGAGGGTTTCTCCGTCGAACAGAAGCGACTCAAGAGGAACTCGTCCTGGGTTGTCGCTTTGCAAACCAGTCTCAACGACTGGCAAAACTTGCGTTGCTACGTATCCCTGACGTTCTGACTCGATGTCGAACTCCATGAACTCGGCCAAATCTGGCCGAAGCGTTACTGGATTCGAGCTTGGTGTTGCTCCAACTGGCATAATGTTTTTCCTTTACTTTGCTTTGATTTGGTTGATTGGTTGATCGCAACAATTAAGCTGCGGTATCTCCGTGCGAGATGTACAGGACTTCAATCACGTCGCCGTCCGCCCCGGCTGCTTCAAGAGCAGTACCGATTTGGAAAGACGTTGCTTGTGCGGTGTCTTGAACCTTGCCGCCTGTTTCTGTGTAAAGCACTGCACCGATAGCACAGGCTTCAATAGCAACCATTTTGTGAGTGCCAGATGCTGTTCGAAGTCGAACCGTGACAGGATCGCCAGCAGCAAACGCAGGCGTTACGACAGTTCCGATTTCTTTGTCCGTCAACCCGGCAATCGTTACTCGTCCATCGCTGTCGAGCTTGACTCGCAAGTGAACCGCAATCGCTTCGTCAGCGATAAACGTTTTTGTGTTTCCGTCTACATATTGAGACATTTGTTTTCCCTTACTTCAGTTGTGTTTTGTGTTGTTGTTTAGCTGTTGACTTCTTCGAGCATTTGCTCGCGTAGCCCCGGATGATCTTTCTCGACGCTGAGGATTGCCTTATCTCTCGCTAGTCCCTTGGACACGTAAGAATTGATTGCATCCTTCCACTTAGCTTTCGCTGAAAGCAATCCACCTGTTTTTGCTTTTGCGACTGGTGCAACGCCAGACTTGGCGCGAGCGACTGGTGCGACTTCTTGCTCTTCTGGCATGGAGGCTACTGCAGCTTGTGCTTTGAGTGCCTTTAGCTCGTCCTCCATCGCTTGGACTTTCATGGCAAGCGTTTCGTTTTCAGCCATCGTTTCGTCAACGACTGCCGAAGCCACTTCCTCCATTGGCATAGATTGCTCCATGCACTTTACGATGAACTCGGCTTTCGCCTTTGGGAATTTCCGCTTGATCTCTGTTACCGTAGCGGCGGCGGGTTTTTGCGTTTCTGACATTGGGTTTCCTTTTGTCGTTTCGCAGTTATCGCCACTAGGACCAGCGCCAAACAACGCTTGTACAATCCCATGCGGCATGTGTTTCGTTTTTGCAAAGACTCGGCCCATTACAGGGTTTTGAGTGATTCGGTTAGCAAGACCAGCGGCAACTGCTTCGTTTGCACTGAAGTAAGTTTCTTTACTAAGGATCGCTTGCACTTCGTCCGGTGTCTTGCCAGTCTTGGAGCAATAGGCTTGAACCATGTTTGCTTTGAGCTGGGAAAGTAGTTGCGACTGTTTTGCCAACTCCTCATCATTGCCCTCGGTGGCAACGTATGGGGAGTGAAGCATCATGTAGCCGTTAGGTGTTATTTCCACCTCGTCGAATGCCATCGGAATAAAGGAAGCAATAGAAAACGCAGTCGAAGAGATCACGCATTTTTTCGGACCTGGATACTCTCGCAGTGCGTCATAGATTGCAAACCCCTCGAAGACGCTACCACCCTCGGAATGGATGACTACCTCAATAGGTTCGGTGCCGCTGATTGGAAGCTGAGATTTGACCCAAGCGGAATCAACCATCCCTTCTTGCCGGCCAATCTCACCGTCTATAATTATTTTTCTAGACATCGGCGTTCACCTCCTGCGTGTCAACCTGACCATCAAGAGCATCTGCGATAAGTGCGTCAACACTCGCATCTTTCAGGCTCAGGCTACTAAGGAAGACACGCGCCGCGGCCTCGCTCGTTTGACCGCTCGCGAGCTCCTGCAGGATCTTCTGAATAGCCTTGCGATTGCGATTCCATTGCAACGTACTAATTCCTGCAAACTCGCCTGTCGGTACCGGTTCGCTAGATTCCGATGCTGCACTAGCTGCCTGCGACTCCATTAACGCTGGATCTTGTAGCGATATTGTTTGGCCTGCTGGCATTACCAACGGCATCAGATCACGCCAATTGATTGGTGGACTTGTCGGGTTAGCCTTATTGAATTCGTCCGCCTTCTTTGCAGCCTTGTCGATTGCATAGAAGTTATCTTCAACAATCTCGTCCGCTGTCTCTTCCCAGTCACCACCGCGAGCATTGTGCAATCGTCGTGGGCTTGTGAGTGCGTTGCGTAGTTGCGTTGCATCGCCTTCTGCGTCTGCTACTGGCTCGATATAGCTCCACGTAGGCAAGTTCCAATTGTGACCGTAGATCTTTACCTTGGGTTTTTCTGACCAGTTGCGAATCTCTCTGTCGTCTTCGATTAAACGAGATAACCACCATTCGTATCCAGGCTTATGGAGTCGTCGTACTAGATTTAACTGATCGGCAACAAATCCTTTTCGTGCTTCGTCTACAGCACCACGCCAGCCAGAGAAGTTTGTTTCGCTGCCATCCATCAGAACCAAGCAAAGAGGCAAACCGAAGTTGACTCCAAGGACTTGCAGGATTAATTTGACCTGATCAAAGTAGCCGCTATTGGGAACGTTTGGAGAAAACCCTTCTAACTCTTCACCAGGGTTGCCTATGATCTCCATGCCAGGGCTAACGCCTTCAATTTGACGCGTACCCGCTGGAGTTGTTTCAATCGAGGATTCTCCGTATCCTGCCATCTGCATCGCTGGCGTCAAACCCTGCTTTCGGAAGATAGCGAAACACGACACGACTTGCTGCTGCACCAGTTTTGCGAAATTGATGTCTTCCAACATGCCAGCGTATGCAAAGACTGGAGCAAGTTGTGTCACGCCTCTGGTTTGCAATACTCGCTTTGGGTTGTAGACATGGAAGACTTGCCGCCGTCCGTTTTCGTCTCTAACGTCGATTGGATTCGACTGGCCTTTAGTGCCAAACTCGTCTAGCTCTTCTAGTACGTGATACTGAAGACGCCTTCCGAACTTGTCGCTAGTCACACCCAGGAATGTGTCTGGCTTGGTTGTTCTAGTCTGAATCGAATGGGACTCGATAACCTGAAACGAACCTTCCTCGGTTCCGGTGACGACAATATCACCATCGATCGATTCTGCTCTAGCACAGTATCGTTCAATCTCCGACCACGTTGACTCGCCTGCGATGTCGCATTTCTCAGGATCGTTTGCGTATTCAGTCCATCGGTTCCATAATTCTAGGTCTAAACCTTTGTCGCCGGTTTTGGGGTCTAGCTTAAAACCACTTTGAACGATGTTATCAACTCGGCGATCGGCAAGGATACCGATCACAGCGTCGTTGCGATCCATGTCGCGAGCTTGTTCGATTGCGTCGTAATACTTGGACTCGCTGCGGAAGTGGTAATCAGGACCGCTCCCTTGTGGTGCCACTCCGGTTCTGCGTCGAACGAACCGACTCGACCGACTCATTTCATAGTCAGCACGGATGTTATCGAATGCAGATTGCAGGCTAGTCGGTCCTTTCTTAATCACCGGAAACCTCCAGAGACAGAAAGAAATCGAACGGCACTGCCTGAGTTAGTCCTGTTCGCAGATACAAACGCACGAGCCCTATTAAGCAAGTTCTCGATTTGCGTTGCACTGATCGCCATCGACGAGCCTTGGTCAGACTGGCTCTGTGGTGTCAGGATAAAGTATTGAGTTGCCGCAGTAACAAACGAAGCTGCTTTCGAAACGGATTGAGCCGCTTCAAAGTCTGCGTTG